GACCAATTGACTGTCCGTCATAAGCAATAGAACGAGTAAACTTGTAGAAAATTTCTCCTTCTGCAATCGGAGTACCATCTGCATATGGTTCCATTGTATTAGGGTCATAGAATACAGCCTGTGCTGTCTTATCTGCTTCTGTTGGAGTTCCATTACTATTACCAGCAGGAACAATGAAGCTTCTCTTAGCAGTCACTTTTTCCATTCTATCAATAGACTTTGTTTCCTTTACGCCCTTACGGAAGTCATTACCTTCGTAGCTACCAAACATAGCACTCATTGAAGCAGGAGTAAAGAGAGCATCTTCAAGACTTACTGTGATTTCCTTACCATAATCCCAACCAATAAGATTTGCATTGCCGCGGCCGCCTGTAGCATAAACTTCTTCAGCAGTCTGTTCAATTGTAGAAATCTTTAATGTGTCAAGGAAGAGAACTGGAATATAGTGGTTTGTTTTCTTAGTGACCCTATGAACACCGAGGCTCTTAACTGTACAAGTAGCTTCAAATGTTTCGTCATTTGCAGTTATATCTGTTGTATGGATAAGACCTTTCTTTACAAGTGTTGCTGTTCTTGTGTCTGAAACATAGCCATTTTCATTAATCATCCAAGCAATCTTCTTTGTATCACTCTTGCCATGTCTATTTACAACAAAGATAAGACCCTTGTTGCCAATTATAACGAGTGCAAGATATTCAATGCCCTTGAAGATTTTGTCCTGATAATAAAGTGTGTTGCCTTTCTTATCTTCAAATGAGAATACGCCTTCTGAATCAGAAGTGAGTTTCTTATAATTCTTATTATGAAGAAGATAGATATAAGCACCAGCGGCTGTATCAACAGAACCATCAACTTTAACATAGATTGCTCTATTAGACTGGATTTCTGTAGTAATATTCTTACTATTTACAGCGTCAACTCTAATATCCTTTCCAATTGCATTTTCGTCATAAGCAATTTCAGAAATTGCATCAATAACGTTGTCAAGTGGATATTTGTCAGAAGGGCTTGTCACGTCAAATGGAGCGTCTACCCCTTCTGCAGAATAGATATATTTTGCAGCATAATCTGTATCTTCTTTGCCTATTGCAGGAATAGCACCATTTTCATTGTTGCTATCTACAACCTTATAGCCGCCGAAGATTGATTCAATGCCTGCTGCACCGTCTGCTTCGCCAACGTCTATAATCTTTTTCTTCTGTTTAAGAGCATCTATAGCATCATTTATGCTATAATGTTCATCATTACCCCACATTTCTGCAGTAGCAATTGCTCTATCAACACCAGCATTTTTAACTGCCCAAGCCATATACTTTTCTTTAACAGTTTCTGTACCAATCTTTGCAGTAGCAACGAATGGGCTGATTGTCTTAGTGCTCTTATTATAATCCTTACCAAGGAAATATGGATTGAAATATCCCATTTCATCTTCAACAACAAGCTCTGCATAGTCGTTATAAACTACGTCATAAGCCTTTGCTTCAAATGTTTCTGTAAGGCTCTTAATTGTTTCAATAACTTCAGAAACATCATAAGTGCTTTCTGTGAATTTGCCATCTAAGCCAATTACAACAATTTTTTCTGTTGAATTTGGAGCAGCCGCAAAGCTGTCATTAAAGGAAATTTCACCAAAAATAGAATCTGCATTAGCAAACTGATAACGAACACCAGTCTTACTAATAATATTCTGTTTCTTAGCAAAAAGCATTAATACCTGCTCTTCGTAAGTATATTCATGAGTACCAACTTCTCTTGTTGCATCAGGAACTTTAGAATCATTAGAATCTTCATAAACACCTGTTGTCTTATCAGTCTTACTATCTGCTGTGAGACCACTAACATAAATAGTAATAGTGTAAGAATATTCATTGGTTATTGTAGCGTCCTCATCACTTAAATCTGCTGTATCTAAATCCGAATCAGATGAAGATGTTGAGTCTGTTGTTGTGCTAATAATCTCTTCATCAGAGTATTTAATCTTAATTACTGCATTGTCTGATTTAATCTCTTCATAGTATGTTGAAAGAACTAAATCAGAAATTTCTGCACCAGATTTTGCATCGTAATATGTTGGTTCATCTAACTCAAAAGCTTCATCTGCTGTAATTTCACTAAGAGTCTTTTCGCTAGTAATATACTTATCTGTAATTCTTTCTGTAGACTTAAAAGTACCTGTTATAACTTCTTTAATGTCAAGAACATCATCACAGTCATAGTTAGTTCCAGTCACGAGTTCTGCATCTGTAAATACATACGCTTCAAAACCATCTTCTGAACCTTTTCCTTTTTCTAAAGGATAAACTGTCTGAAGTTCCATAGCACCTTTTAAAATAGAAGATATAGTAATGGTTCTCTGAGATTCATATGTTTCTTCTTTCTTCTCTATACGATAAAAAGTAACGTCAGCGACTTCCTTAATACCATATTTATCAAAAAGGTTCTGTGTTGCCATATTTTAACTAACCTCCTTATTCTTTATCAAGGCTTTCGCCCCAGTATTTAGTTTTTATTTTCTTCGCATCTGCACCAGCACAAATCATAGATAAATCTTGCTCCCATTTTTCTTTGAGCTAATGTCTACGAATCAAACCGTAAAATGAGTACAAAGTACAGTTGGCACTATCAATACCAAAAACATCTGCTATTTCAAGTAAATCTGATAAACTTTGAGTTTCGCCATTCTTTTCAGCCTATTTTTTCTTGACGGCGGCAACCTTTTCTCTGAGTAATCTCATTTTTCGTTGCGTTGGCGTTTCATCTGCTGGCGGAGCTTCTACTACCTCTCTTCTATTCTGAATACGGAGAATGTCCTAAAGGTCGCCAAAATTTTCAGACGTTATTAATCTTTTTTTCTTGAAGTCTCCAACTACTATTGCATTCATTTTTGGAAGTATTAGTACTTCCTCTTTTAAAAAAGTAGAAAATACTTTTTTTAGCTCCAACAAAAAATTATCATCCATTGCCGCACTTTGAATTAAATATTCTAATGGATAGATATTTTCAATTGAAACTTCTTCACCTATTTTCTCTTTAATAATTTTCTATATATCAACTTCTGTTAGAAGTAATAAACCTAAATATCCTTGGTAGACGGATGTACCCATTGAAATTATTTCTTTTAATTTTAATGGGTATACTTTACAAATATTGCTAAATGAGCTTGGCACTCCCATATAAGCCTATTGTTTTATTTCTTCAATTTGATTAGCTGAAAGCATTGATTGTAAACTCCATTGAATAACAACCTAATTCTTCTGTTAAAGTTGAAACACTAAAACCTAAATATTTTATTTCTCCCAAGCCATTTATTCTTTTATCTTGTAAAGATTTTCTAATTTCAGACATTATTGCAAATGGTCTTAAATTATTTCCTGTAATCTACCATTCTTTAAAAGGACAATATACATTTATCATTAAAGACATATTTTCATTATCCATATTACTACTGTTTATAGAGCCGTTAGTATAAAGTAAAACTATTTTTGATGTAATGTTTTCTTCATCTGCGGTAATTAATGGAATAACACGAATGTTCTTTCCTATTAATGACAAACCGTCTACTACGTCTGGATGTTTTTCTTTATTTAAAGGGTCTAAATCTGTATTTATTAATAATTTCAAAAGATTTTGATTATCAATTAGTTTATGAGCAATTTTAATGAGATTCGGTCCATGCTCTTGACCATAGCGTACTTTAGATTCCATAATATCACCTACCATTTAAAAAGAAATTAGTGTCGCGGCCAACCAATATGTCCTCTGAACTTTTTAATTCTGGCGGCACAAGCAACTTTTCACTAATAAAAGTATAACTAACATTAGGAATACTAATGGTATCTTTTCCCATAATTTCCCATCCTCTTTCTTGATATTCTAAATATCTTCCTTTTTGCAAAGCATCAAAATCAGCAGTAATAAAAGACCTATTAGCATTAGGCTCTCTATAACCCAAATTGCTCTAAGATATTGAAAATTGGTCTGTAATAAAGCTACTGGTTGCACTAACAAATTTAACTGGAATTACAATATCTGTATCTCCATATTCATTAATTAAATTAATCTCACTATCTAAGCAAATTATCTTAAAAAGTTGATAACCTTTAGTAAGATTATCTTCAACGAAAAATACAAGCCAAATTTTATCTTGTTCTTTATCTTTAATTCGTTGTTTTATCTATAAAATATCTCCTGTCTTTAGAGGTGCGGCTTTAGTTGACATTAAGAGATTACTTACTAACTTTGATTCATTCCAACTGTTAGGTTGAAGAGAACAAATATCGTTTCTATCCTCCCCATTAACAGAGCAAAGATGACATTGATATTCTGTTTTCTTTAAAAAAAGTCTATCGAATTCTTTTTCCTTTCTTGTTTTAACTCTATCTTGCTGAGTATGCCCGTCTATATTCATTCTTTTTAAATATACATCTTCAAAATAACCCATCAGCAATCAACTCTTATATAATCAAAAAGATTCATGCATTCAAAAATCGTTTTTCGATAGTATTTAAAAGATAAATATCTACAAGCGGCCAGTTTATGATAAAGAGTATAATATTCGATAGTCTTATTATTCTCAGAATAACCACCTAACTCAATTAAAATTGTATCTAAATATTTCTCCCATTCTCCATCTTTTTCTCTTTCTCTCAAAAGTCCATAAAGCTTTTTCTTCATCTTATCTCGATAAGCTTCTTGATATATTTCAGAACTATTTACCATAGCCCTTCCTCTTGCCGCCAGCCAATCTGCCATAATGAAATGGCTTTTTATTAACTGAACGATAATATTTTCTTTCCATATTTTCAGCTTCTTCAATTACTTGGTCTTTGAGAGAAATAAAAGTTTTAAGCAAATTCGCCTGAGAAAAATCTTTTTCATCATATTGAGTTTTTATATTTTCCCAAGAGTCAATAGTTCTTTTAAGCCATTCCTATTTCATAAAAACGGCAAGAACCTGAACTTCTTCGGAATCCATATTTTCATCAGTAAAAGTTTGAGTTGTTTCGTCTATCTCCAGACTACAACGAGGAAATTTAAAGTATGGCAACGCAGAATCTAAAAATGCTCGCCAATCTTTAATAAACCATTCTAAGTCCTCTTTTGAATAGCAGTGAGACCAATCATCCTCATTAACTTTACTAAGAAAAGCTTCATACACTGTCATTAAAGATACCATTTATATCACCTTTTATCTGCGGCCCTCTACAGGAGCGGAGCGTTGTGCTTTTTCTGCTCTTTCAAGTGCTTCCATATCTTCTTTTCTTGATATTGCAAGAAGTATATCTCTTTTAGTTATCTGTTTAAGTAAACTACACTTATCAGTATCAACAATTTTCTTTTCAATCGCATAGTCAATAAGATTATCAATCTGAGTGTCTTTTAACTGTGAGATTTCTTTTTTAAATACTGTAAGTGGAGTATTTTTAAGTAAATTCTCCATCTGTAATTCTGTAAGAGCAATAATATTAGTTGGTTCAGTCGCGTCCTCTGGTTCAAGCCCTAAATCTTTCTTAGTCTGTAAATCATCTATGTAAAGAATTCCATTATCAATCATATTTCTAAAGCCTGTTGTCCAGAGCAACTGCTCAACAACATCATAAGGAATAGCCTGTGTCTGTCCACGCTTTTCCCATCTTCTATTAACGCCATATTCTGATTTTCTTACACTTACAGTAGCATTAACCATACTCTTAATCAATACCATTCTTGTTTCTGCCATATTAATTTCCTCCTTTTAACTCAAAAAATGGTGGGTGAGATAGCCTCACTCACCAAATTTCATTTATATAAAATTTTATTTAATTGTTTATCTATTAGCCATTGAGTTCAAGGGCATATTTTGTATTTGTGTCATAATCAAGTTCTGTATTAACATAGAGACACCAGTTGTAAGTTGTGAGAATAGCTACACCAACTTTACCATAAACTTCGATTTCAAAGCTTCTATCTCTGTGCTGCCAATCGTCAAGTCTCATATCTCCTTCAAAAACAATCTTAACTGGCTTAGCCTGACCGTTAGGGAAAATATAAGCTACTGCTGGGTTCATTACAGTTGTTTCATTTGTTTCATCTGTAAATGACTGTGGAATCTGAACAATTGGATTACCGCGGAATGTCTTGATATAACCTGTATTAGCAATATCTTCAATATCTCTTGGTGAATATACTGGAGTAGCATAGCCATAGCCCTTACCAGCAGTTGTCGCTGATGGAGCATAAATTGGAAGACCAATTGCATCTGGGCCCATTGCTGCAACGAATTCTGGTGTAGCGAAGATTGTCACGCCGCCATTTCCATAAGAACCTGCTACTGCACAAAGCTGTGCCATAGCATCAGCATCAAAGCCTGCACCAATGTGCTTATTCTTTGTTGGTCTTTCAGCATCATTTACAGAAGCGAGAAGTGCTTTCTGAACTTCACCAAAAATAGCTTCCTGATAACCTTCAATAAGAATATCAGTTGATTCTGTGATATCTTCATCTCCTGAAATATATCTTTCAAAATCAATATATGCTGTACC